CACAATGGCATTCAACCTTAACGGTTTCAACTTCAACCAGTCAGTCGTAGACACATCTGGTAAGGTTGTTCCTACTTGGGGTGATGTTCTTAACAGAGCAAACCTTGGTATGGAAGTTATGCATGAAAGAAATGCACACAACTTCCCACTTGATCTAGCATCTGCTAGTGAGACTGAAGTTGCTCTTGTTGCTCCTAGCATCGGTTAGGTTGCAATAAAAAGACATCTTTGTTAGGATATGGAGGGATTAATAGTCCCTCCATTTTTTATGGAAACTAAATAAAAACTGTTCAGAGGAACACATATGCACGGAGACTTAGAACCAGAAGAAAATGTTTGGGATGATGAAAAAATTCATGTCAATGATCTCTGGGAAGATATGGATAGATTGAATTCCTTATATGAAGAACTCATGTGGGGTGTTGATGATGTATTAGAATTTGTTCCTGACTATAAAAATGACAGGATCATTATTAAAAACAAATCAAAAGAGGTTAATGAATAACTTTACAGTTTATTCCAAAGATGGATGCCCTTATTGCAAAAAAGTAATACAGGTGTTAGAGTTAGCACAGTTGAGTCATCGAGTCTATAAACTTGATGAACATTTTGATAAGAAAAGTTTCTATGGTCAGTTTGGAGAAGGATCTACTTTTCCTCAAGTGGTGATAGACTCAACTAATCTAGGTGGTTGCACCGAAACAGTGAAGTATCTAAAGGAAAACAGTTTAGTATGATGAAAACAGTTGATGATTTTGAATCTGTTTATGACATGTTAGAACATGCCCTTGAACTAGCTTTTAAGGGCAAGATGCAATTGAAGTTCTATGATTATTTGAAGCATCGTAAGACTAAGAAGAAAGAAGTAGATGAATTTTGCGAGAGTTCTACAGCAAACGAAATAAGTGAAACGGTAATAGAGTTAGAAGAGTATATTAAGGGTGGTCAGGACAACAACCATAAGCAACTACGTGAAGCATATGGTCACATACCTAAACCACAAGCCAGAAAGATAAAGAAGTATTTGTATGGCATTCTTGAAGACGCATGGAGGTATCAAATTGACAGAAGACCAGGCAGAAGAAAGAAATCTAAATAAAGAAACCACTGAGATCAATCGTGGTGTAGAATTATTACTTAGAAATAGGAGGCAGAAACCAGAACCACCAAAAACATTTCAAGTAAAGTTTGGAAACTTGATAGCTCTATGGAATAGAGAAATTATCTTTCACTTTAATTTTTACTTGGACATAAGAAAAAAATAACTCTCTGGAGGAGTCCTATGTCAGAAACATTAGTAGTAACATTGACACTTACGACAATAGTGTCTATACTTGCACTTATAGTAGGAGGTATGATAGGATGGATGGCAAGACAGCATTCATATGAGACAACTCCTCAAGTGGTATACACTCATCCAGAAATGTTTGATGCCAACGGACAGTTAGTTCCCGATGAAATTTTAGCCCTAAGAATTGAAACTCATGACACCAGCAGCGAAGACAACGACAACGAAGAGGACTAGGAAACCAAAGGTAAAGTTACCACCTAATCCTTTTATGAATGAGATACTAGACTTAGTATCTGAACAAAAGACCACAGCAAATAAGGTAAAGATTCTTAAAGAATATGAAACCGATGCATTGAAAGCTTTATTTGTATGGAACTTTGATGAGTCAGTAATTTCTCTTCTTCCTACAGGCGACGTTCCTTATAAACCAAATGATAATCCACTAGGAACAGATCATTCATCATTGCGTAGAGAGTGGAAGAACTTCTATGTTTTTGTAAAGGGTGGTAATGATAGTCTTTCTACAATTCGTAGAGAAACAATCTTTATTCAGATGTTAGAAGGACTTCATCCAGATGAAGCAAGTATTATTATCTTAGTAAAAGATAAGAACCTTTCTGATAAGTATAAAGTCACAAAGGATGTAGTATCAGAGGCATATCCTGATATTCAGTGGGGTGGAAGGAGTTAAAGTGAAAATTATTAATGAAAAGTGTGAAAAAACTGCGGCAGATGATGTTAAGTTACCTAGAAGTGCTTATCTAGTAACCTATGTTAAGGAAGAGAAGATAACATATGATATTGTCATGGCAGACAGTAAAGTGGAAATCTTTGATCACTATTGGGATACTTATAAGGAGGGGTTGCAAAGTATTTCTTGGACTAAAGGTAATGTAAACCCAAGACAATGGAATGCTATCAATCCACCTCCACCCAAAAAGAAAGTCACCAAAAAACCGAGGAAGAAAGATGAGTGATGAAATTAGAGATCAGATAAATGACATCATAGAAGGTGAGATTCAAAATGGAATCAATGAATACCTTGAGCAAGAAGGAAAGGGTTTCAAAGGGCAAGAGTTAAAGGTAAATGTTAATAAGGCAGCAGTGGATAAACTTATCAAAGAATATAAGAAGATTAAGAAAGCTGAAAAATCTAATCTAGGACAAGTAAAGAAACTTGGACTAGTTGATGAGCATGGTAATCCATTATGACTCAGAAGATTGATACTCAAGGTATGAGTGGTGAGGCAGTAAAGGGATGTACTGATAATGTATATCCTAAAGATGCTGATGGTAATCCAATCTACCCACCATTCAATCCTCCAATATTACCTTTGATTGAACCTCAACTTAGGAAAGAACTCAAAGAGATAATCAATGAAGTTCTTGATGAGAGAGACTATCAAAAGAAACTTAATGGTCCTTATGATGTACCCGAATACACTTATCGTTTAGACGAGTTACAAGAATGAGACTTGGTGTTATGTGTTCTGGCAACGGAACCAACTTCGAGAACATACTTACAAATCCTCTTTGTAATACTAATGAAGTTGTGATAATGATTCACAACACTAAACAATGTGGTGCTGTTAAGAGAGCAGCAAAATTTGGAATCCCTCATGTGAGGATACCACACAAGGATGAAGATAAAATGATAGATCTATTTAAAGTATGGAAAGTAGATCTTATAGTTCTTGCTGGATACATGAGAGTGATTAAAAACCCTGATGCTTTCCCTGTTCCTATAATTAATGTACACCCATCACTACTACCTAAGTACAAGGGACTACATGCAATAGAGCAAGCATTAGAATCAGGTGATGATGTTACTGGTTGTACAGTGCATTACGTTAATGAGGAACTTGATGGTGGTGAAATAATTCTTCAAGGAAGGGTTCCTATTTTGCCAGAAGATACTGTAGAATCATTAACAAAGGCTATTCAAAGACAAGAATATTCTATATTACCTTTGGCAATAGAACATGTTAAAAATTCTTTATAACCTCATGACTTGGACAATGCTTAGTACCAATTATAAAAATCAAATTATTGATATTTGTTGTCGTATGATAAGCACTGATGGTGAAGTAACTCTAGAAGAAAGGATATGGATGCAGAAATTATGTGAAGAAAACGAAAGAGCAAAGATAATTAGGGATGAAATGTTAAGATAGTATAAGGTTATACAAAACTACTTGACTAAATAAAGTAACTGTGTTAGTATTAACACAATCGTTCAACCTGATACATTCAGGTCGCAAGTAAGCCGACTCGGAACGGATCGTTCATCCCTCTTCGACTAGGGACGCACAAGTTGACTAAAGGAACGGATTAAAACCCCTACTACTTTGGAGAAACCCAATGGCAAAAGTCACTTACCGTGGAGTCGAGTACGACTCTGCAGAGTACAACAAGAAAGTACTCGCTGAAGCAGCACAACACAGAAACTTCGATCTTATGTATCGAGGTGTCAAAGTTTCCAAGAAACTAACTGCTGTTTAACGAATTAAGAAGGGGGTTTACATACCCCCTTTTTTAATGTATAATTATTAAAAAGTTATAATTATGGCACTTCATATGAGAGAGCAAATACTAAGAGCATTGATAGCACATGCTCAAGGTGACATTGCCAAACACAAAGCAAACATTGAAATTTACCTAGAGCATCCTGCAGGTATTGGTGAGCATTCTGATATCTTAGAATCCATAGAAAAAGAAATAGATATAATTGCAAAATATCAGGATCAAATAGATGTAATTAAGAAGTACTTTATGTCTGGTCAAACCATGTCTGATGTTGATAGGAGGTCTAGTGAATAAAGGAAAACTTAAAGTCTTAATAAGAGCTTTGAAGGAGATAGTTGAGGAGTTGGAGTCTGAAGTTTATTCAGATGTTGATGCATATAAGTATTCTAATTATAGTGATCAAACTCCAGATATTAACGACTATGATGAGGTCTTTGAAGATGATGATGGATGAAGAAGTTAACTAAGGAAGAGATCGGTTACAAGACTACCGATAAAATCCGCAAGATGTGGTTACTCAATCCACATGATCATCATATGTTATATGTGAGAGATGATGGTTCTTTCTATGGGTTCACTCATATGAAAGGAGAAGATCCAGAGGAATGGTTCTGGGAAGCACATGGTATACAGACTGA